AGACTGACCGTAGCATTTCTGGTTCGCCCGACGTGGCTCCCTCAAACGGAGCGTCCCGAAAACAGAAACCAAGCGGTTCACCGAGAGAGGCCCTTGAGAACGCTATGCAGCGTCTCAACAGCTGACCTTTGTCTTTAATCTGAACCCCGTGGAGAGGCATCATGGCCTTAACTGGACTTACCGCGCAGTATACGCAAGTGCTGTCGATGGCGGTCGAAGATCGATCGTCAGGCTACCAAGACATGGTTTCCAACAACAACGCGCTGCTCGCCGTTTTGAAGCGCAAAGGCCTCTGGAAAACCTATTCAGGGCCGGCAATTCGCGAGACGCTGCAGATCTCAAAGCAGGTTGTTCAATGGTATAGCGGCTATGATCAGCTGCTCAATCCGGCGATCGACCTGTTCAGCGACGCCGTCTACACGCCGAAAATGGTTGTCGTTCCGATCATCTTGAGCCTGCAGGAGATCCTGAACAACCAAGGCTCCGCGCAGATCATGGACGTGTTCGAAAACTATCTGACAGCTGCCGAGCGCAGTCTGGAAGATGCGATGGACGCCGCGATCTATTCCGACGGCACGGCAAACGGCAACAAGCAGTTGACCGGCCTTGCGTGGGCGGTGCCCGTGCTTCCGGCCAACGGCGTCTATGGCGGCATTGATCGCGTCACCAACTCGATCTGGCAGACCAAGACGTTCGACGCCAACTCGGTTCTTGCCGGCGGCACCCAGGTCAACTCCACCACGATCCGCCCGCTGCTCAACTACGCCATGACCAAGCAGTCTCGCGGCCGTGACTACGCCGACCTCTTGATCATGTCGCCGGAGCATTATGCGGCATATGACGCGGCGACCATCGCAATCCAGCGCCAGACCAGCAACACTTCGCTCGGCACCCTTGGGTTCAGTGCGCTGGAGTATATCGGCGGCGGCAAACGTGCTGAAATCGTGCTGGACGGCGGCATCGGCTCCAACATGCCGGCGAACACCACATTTGGCCTCAACACCGACAGCCTTCGCATGCGCTATCACCCCTCGCGCAACTTCGACAAGTTGTTCGATGGTGATGGACAGATGCCTATAGATAAGGACGCCATCGCGCAGTTCATCGGCTTTATGGGTGAACTCACGATGGTGAACCCGATGTTTAACTGGCGGCTCTACGATAGCGCCCCTGGCGCGTAAATCTGCGGCCTACTCAGGTTGCGGACGATGGGGTCGCCGACGTGTAGGTAATCGCCTTCCTTCCACGGAGGCGGCCCCTGATCGTTTCAATGAAGGAAGGAAACTCTATGATGCGTAATCAAGACCCGGACGAACTGCTCGTTGTTCTGTTTAAGCATGTCCCCATAAAGGACGACGCAAAAAGCCTAGCCGAAGGTCGGCCTATTTTTGAAGATAAAGAGGTCTGCGAGATCCGATCTGCCGGCTCCCCTGACGTCAAGGTATTCCCGTCGACCGATTTCACTCGCTGGGTTACCGACCCCATGACCCGGCAGCAGCGCGCCGAGACTTACGCCGAGCGGTTTCGGCATCAGTACCAGCAGTTCAAGCGCGACGTGTCGCAGACCAAGATCGGCACGCCGCTCGACCTCGTGCCGTTCCTGACCGACGCAAGGCGTGCCGAGCTTCGCGCGCAGAACGTCTACACGATCGAGCAGCTGGCCGGCATCGACGGCGAGGAACTGAAGAACCTCGGCCCCGGCGGGCGCGAGATGAAGAACAAGGCCGACGATTACATCAAGGAAAGCATGGCAACGGCGCCCAACATGCAGCTGTTGGCGCAGTTGGAGCAGTTGCGCGCCCGTAACGTCATTCTTGAGGAAGATGCTGCGCACAAAAAGTCTGTCGAACAAGCCACAGGCAGCGAGTTCGACAACATGGACCTGACGCAACTACGCGAGTACATCGCGACGCACAGCGGGCAAAAGCCGATTGGCGCCGAGAACATGAACCGCAAGACGCTGGTGCGGATGGCAGAGAGCGTGCGGCCTGAGAAAGTAGCCTGACATGACGCTGTTGACGGTGGTGAGGGACGTCTGCGCGACTGTCGGCGTAACCGCGCCGCAGTCGGTGTTCTCCAACATCTCCGTCAACCGCACCATGTTTGAAATGCTGTCGCTCGCCAACGAGATGGCGCAGCGCATCGCTTACGATAACCGGGACTGGACCCGGCTGCGGACGACGGCGACCCTGACAGGGACAGAGGAAAGCGGCGCCGTCGCCTTGCCGCCAGTCAACGCGGGTCTACCTGTTATCACCGGATCTGCAATCGTCGGGCAGACCCTGACGGCGACGACCGGGACATGGACTGAGTCGGTCGATGGTGCCGTGTTTAGGACGGCGTTCGACCTGCCGGTCGACTACAAGCGCATGCTGCTGACCACTAACGTCTGGTGCTCGACATCGTCGCAGACGCCGATGCTATTCATTGCAGACCCTGACCAGTGGATGTCGCGCCGTGTCGACGGCGCCAGTGACAGCTCATCTGGCGAGTGGACGATGTACGGCGGCAAGATACACATCTTCCCGGCCATGTCGGTCGGGACCACGGCCTATTTCACCTACCTCCATAAAAATTGCATCGCATTGGCCGGTGGCGGCTACGGCGACGTGTTTCAGAGCGATGGCGACCGGTTCGTGCTTGATGAGCGGCTGCTGAAGCTAGCGATGATCTGGCAGTGGAAGGCGCAGAAGGGGTCGCCCTACGCTGAAGATCTTGGGACGTACGGCGACGCGATGGCGGTCTCCATGGGTCACGACCAGCCGGCGCCGATCATCATCGGCAACCGGATTGGCGGCCGGATCGCAATCCCGACGCAAACGCTGTACTTCCCTGGTGCCACGCCATGAGCCAGCACCAGGCGTTCAAGCGGGTGGCAGTGCCGGTGCAGGTGGCGGCGAAGCTGGAAACAGTGACGCTGTCGGCTCCGACCCGCGGCCTGGTGCTGAACGAAAACGAGACTTTCATGCAGGCCGGCGGCGCCGTTGTCTGCGACAACTGGAAGCCGAACATGCGCGGCCTGGCGCTGCGCGGCGGCTGTGAATTGTGGTGCCAATTGCCTGAGACAGCGCCGGTGATTTCGGCGTTCGAATATGTCAGTGGCAATATCCATGAGATATTCGCCTGCACCCCCACCAAGATCTACAACGTCAGCGTACCTGTTTCGGTCGGCCCGCCGCCGACAGGCGGGCCTGTCGAGATCGCTAACACCCGCACCAGCGGCAATTACGCCGCGGCGCAGATGTCGAACGCCGCCGGCGAGTGGCTGATCGTGGTCAACGACGCCGGCGATAGTCCGATGCGCTATGACGGCACCACCTGGACGACAATGACAGCGGCCGACATTACCGGACCACCCGCCGGCACCAAGTTCGTCTACGTCTGGAATTATCGCAACCGGCTGTTCTTCATCGAGAAGGACTCGATGAACGCTTGGGTGCTCGGCATCAACTCGATCGGCGGTGCAGCCAGTATGATCCCGCTCGCAGGCGCGGCCTCGAAGGGCGGCAAGCTGTTGTTTGGCGCCACCTGGTCAATCGACGCCGGCGACGGCATTGACGACAAGTGCGTGTTTATGACCAACCAGGGTGAGGCCATCATCTTCACCGGCAGTGATCCCACTACCGCCACCAACTGGCGCCAGGAGGGCCGCTACAGCCTCTCGCCGCCATTGGGGATGAACGCCCACATATCGATCGGCGGCGAATTACTGGTCGCCACCGTCGACGGCATCCTGCCGCTGTCTGGCGCCATTACCAAGGACAAGGCGGAACTGGAGTTGTCTGCCATCACCCGGCAGATCAAGCCGATGTGGACGAACGAGGTGATCGACAAGCGCGAATATCACTGGTCGATGTGCAAATGGGACGAATACGAGGGGCTGTTCGTGACGCTCCCCGGCGGCTCCGGCAACATACGGCGCTGCCTGGTCGCCAGCACCGCGACCGGCGCCTGGTCAAGGTTCACCGGCTGGGACGCCATGTGCTTCATGCGCAAGGGCGACAGCATGTTCTTCGGCACGCAAAAAGGCCAGATCATGCGCGCCAACCGCACCGGCTACGACAACGGTGTGCCCTATACTGCGACCCTGGTCGGCGGCTGGGAAATGTTTTCGTCGCCGTCGCAGACCATCACCTGGCGGCAGTCGCGTGTTGCGTTTCGGGCGCGATCGGCTGAATTGTTCATTCCGCAAATATCCGCCACTACCGACTATGTGGTGACCATCCCCTCGCCGCCCTCTGCGGGGGTTGACCCCGGCCAACGGGATCTGTGGGATGAAGGGCTGTGGGACGAGGCCAAGTGGGACGTGGCAATCCCGACGCCGGTGGTGCGCAATACCGGGTGGGTATCGATCGGCATGACTGGCTTTAGCCATGCGCCGATCGTGCAGATTACGATGGCGCAGCGGGCCAAGCCGGATATCGAAATGATTAGCTTGGCAGCGACGTTCGAACGTGTGGGTGTCAACGTCTAGGGGACCGATCGATGCCGTATGACCAGACAGGCGCATTGGGTGGGCTGTTCGCGCCGGCGTGGATCTATGGCGATGCGGCGTCCGAGGCCGCGGTGAACGCCTGGAACGCGCGAAACCTGAAGCGCCCGCCGGCGCCGGACCCGTTCAATTTCTACCGGGCGCCTGACCCCGTCAGCGCCCAGCGCGACGCGCTGGCGCGCGTCATCATGGATACCAGCAACTGGGGCGGCGGCGGGGGCGACAGCGCCGGCGAGGGCGGCAGTACGGCTGCGAGCGGTCCTGGACCCGGACCCGGACCCGCCTCCAGCCCCGGCACTGGCCTCGGTTTCGGCGATCCCTCCAACACCAATGTCGGTGTCGAAGGCGATCCCGGCACGTCATCTTCGCCCGGTGTGACACAAGGCCCGGCCAACCCGGCTGGCGTGGTCACCAGCGCGCCGATCGCCGATCTCTCGGTCACCGATCCGAGTGTCACCCCGACGCTCGCCAATCCGCCGGTGGGCTGGAACACGTTTAACGAGGTCGATCAGGCGATGGATCCGACCCTGGCGGACCCGGAGGGGCCGAACGCGCCGCTGGGCGTCATAGGCCCCAACGAGGGGTTCTCGACGATGGGGCCAAACACCACGGTTGGCCCTCAAGGGCAGCCATCTACGGCGGTCAGCCCCGCGCCGGCACCCGCGCCCTCCCCGGCGCCAGCGCCCGCGCCGCCTACAGGACCAGTATCGGAAGATGCGCCAGCCACGCCCGGCATGACAAATGCGCTGTCTAACCCGTCGATAGCGCAGGCCATGACCCAGGCTATGACCCAGGGCCTGAATGCCTTTGCCAATACGCCTTCTGTCGTGCAGGCCGAGGACCAAGCGGCCCAGAACATGGCGACCTTCGGCTACGACGAAGGCACCAACCAGGCGATGGGCATGAACGCGAACGCTGCTGCCACCGCTAACGCCACCGACGGCATTGGCGGCTTCGGCCCGAGCGCGCCTGGCACACCGTCCGGTATGGGCGGCATCGGCTCCGACGCGGGCGCGACAGGCATGGGCGGCAGCATGGGCGGCATTGGCTCCGACGCAGGGGCGACGGGCGGCGTTGGCGATAGCGGCGGCATTGGCGGCATCGGCGGCGAAGGTCAGGGCGGCGCAAGCGGCTCCGGCGCCGATGGCGGCACCGGCAGCGCGGCCGGTATCGGCGGCGGTGCCAGCACTGGCGACAGCGCCGGCGAAGGCGGCGGCACCGCTGCAGGCGGTCCCGGTCCCGGTGGTGACAGTGGCCCCGGTGGTGCCGGTGTCGGAGCGGGCGACAGCGGCCTTGGCGGCGACAGCGGTACTGGCGGTAATGCCGGCGGCGAGGGCGGCGGCCAAGGTGGCGGCACCGCGGGCGGCGTTGGCGGTGACGGCGGCACAGGTGACGCGGGCGGTATCGGCGGCGAAGGCGGCAGCGGCAGCAGTAGTTCCGGCGACGGCGATGGCGGTGGAGGCTGGTGATGCTGGATTACATCTTCGGCCATGATGAGGTTGTCGCCAAATTCGTGGCGCAGCTGATCCCCGAATGCCGCGAGCGCGGCTTCGGCAAGTGCGCCGCGATCGGTGTCATCAACGAGGAAGGCAATCTGGTCGGCGGGCTGGTCTACCGCAACTGGTGCCCCGAGGTCGGCACCATCGAGATCTCGGGCGCCGCGATCCCCGGCACCAACTGGTTATCCCGGCGCACCGTCCAGATCATGTACGACTACCCGTTTTACCAGGTCGGCTGCCAGATGGTGATCAAGACCACCATGGCCGACAACGCCATCGTGCTGCGGATCATGGCGTCCGTAGGTTTCTCGCTCCACTACATCAAACGGCTCGGCGGTCGCGATCGCGACGGCGTAGTCGGCACATTGACGGTGGAGGACTGGGAGAATAGCCGCTACAATATCAATCGAAGGCGGCCTGATACCGAACAGAAGCTCGAGGAGGCCGCCTGATGCCCAGCCCATACCTGAACACAGGCGTCAACGACCAGCGTGATGCAATCACGCGGGCGCTGATGAACATCGCCTCGCCGCCTCCGCAGACGCCAATGCCGCAGATGCCGCAGACCACACCGCCGCAGATGCAGATGCCGCGGACGCCGCCGCCTGGCGCACCGCCGCAGGGGGCGCCGGTCGGTGGCGGAATGCCGCCGAGCGCGATGCCGCTGCAGCCTGGCATGCCGCCGCAGGCGGGGCTGCCGCCGATGCCGGGCGGCGTACCGATGCCGGGCCAGCCGCCGATGATGCAGCCGCAAATGCAGCCGGGCGGCCAGCCGCCACGGCAATAGGAGCTAACCGTGTCCAAGCCAGACCCCCCGCAGCCGCCCAATCCATACGCAACGGCCGCAGCCGCGACCGGCACTAATGTCGGCACCGCGATCGCCAATAAATACCTGAACCAGGTCAACCAGGTCACGCCGCAGGGCAGCCTGACCTACAACCAGACCGGCAACTATCAGTGGAGTGATCCCACCACCGGGCAGGTTTACGACATCCCGTCGTTCACCGCGACGCAGACGCCGTCGGCGCAGCAGCAGGCCATCCAGGGCCAGCAGGAGGCCGCCGCCTACAACTTGGCGGGGATGGCTAATGCGCAGTCGGGGCGCGTTTCCAGCCTGCTGTCGACGCCGTTCGACCCGAACAGCGGCGGGCCGGCCCGCGGCGACCCCAACAGCATCCTGAACGCACAGAAGGCGGCGACCTCATTTAACGCTGGCGGGCCAATCCAGACCCAGTTTGGCGACGCCGGTGCCATCACCAAGACCTACGGCCCCGAGGATAATTTCAGCGCCGATCGGCAGCGGGTCGAAGACAGCTTGATGCAGAGAATGAACCCGCAGTTGGAGCGCGAGCGCGGCAACATCGAGCAGCGCCTAGCCGACCAGGGCATCAGGTACGGCAGCCAGGCCTACGCCAGCGCCATGGATGACTACAACCGGCAGGCCAATGACGCCCGGTTCGCCGCGGTCGGGCAGGCCGGCTCCGAGCAGCAGCGCATGAACCAGATGGCGGGCTCGCTGGCCGCCTTCCAGAACGCCGCGCAGGGGCAGCAGTACCAGCAGGAACTGGGGCGCGGCACTTTCGCCAATGCCGGTCAAGGGCAGCAGTTCACCCAGAACGCGGCGCAGGCCGCCTTCGGCAATGCTGGCCTGGCGCAGCAGCTGGCGCAGGCGCAAAGCGGCTTCAACGCCTCCAACACCGCCCGCAACGCCTATTTGCAGGAGCAGTACGCCGCCCGCAATCAGCCGATCAACGAGATCACCTCGCTGATGTCAGGCAGCCAGGTGCAGTCGCCGAACTGGATCAATACGCCGGGCAGCCAGATCGCCACCACCGACATCGGTGGGTTGATCAATCAAAATTTCAACCAGCAGATGGGCAACTATCAGGCCCAGAACCAGAACTGGCAGTCGACCATGGGCGGCATTCTCGGTGCCGGTGCCAGCATCCTGTCCGACGAGCGCGCCAAGGAGAACATCGTGCCGATGGGGACGGTGTTCGCGGCGGGCCAAGACGGCAAGCGCAAGCAGTTGCCCATCTCGGAGTGGTCCTACAAGGGCGAGGCAGAGCGCCATGTCGGCCCGATGGCGCAGGATGTCGAGCGGATCAACAAGAGCGCGGTCACCACCGGCGCGGACGGCAGCAAGCGGATCTACCCCGAACGGGTCATGGGCAGCATACTGAGGGCCGCATAGATGGCAGAGCAGAACCCGCTGGAGGCGCTGCAGTCCTTCATCTATAACCAGAACGACCCCAACATCAATCAGCAGCTGCGGCAGCGCATTGCGCTGGCGATGCTGACGAACAAGCGCAACGCGCCGAAGAACCTCGGCGAGGGCATCGCGGCACTCGGCGACGCCTTCCGCGAGCGCCGTATTACGCGCGAGATGGGGCAGGCGGATCTGGCGGATCAGGCGCAGGGTCGGGCGGCTACTGACCGCATTGCCGGGGCTTCGCCGGCCGCCGTACCCTACGCCCCGGCAGCCGCTGTGGAGCCTGCCGTCGCCGCCATTGAGCGCGCGATCGTGCCGGCACCGGCTCCGGTGGACGTGCAGCCGGCGCCGCCACTGGTCACCACGCCGCCCGGCGAGCAACCGGCGTCGGCCTTGTTCATGCCGCAGCGGGAGCAGTCGGTGCCCGGTTTTGCTTTACCGACCGAGCAGCCGGCGTCGATGCTGGACCCGCGCGCCATGGCACGGCCGCCGGCGGCAGCGCCTCCCCGCGTCGCCAGCCCGACGGACGGCGGCTACAATCTGATCGACGCGCAGGCTGGCATGAAGCGGCAGGGCACCGCCCGTGGGCAGGCCGCCGCCGAGCGGGCCTACCCCAACAATCCCGACATGCAGGCCTACACCTCGCAGACAGGGTCGGCAGAGCAGGCTCGCCCCGGCGAGGTGTCGAGCACCGGCGCCCGCGGCCTGTTTCAGTTTGTGCCCGGCACCGCCCGACAGTACGGCCTCGCCAACCCAGACGACGACATGGCGTCGGCGGATGCCTTCCGGCAATTCACCGACGACAACGCGGCGACCTTGGAGCGCCGGCTGCAGCGGCCACCGACCATGGCTGACCTGGCGCTGGCGCACCAGCAGGGTGCCGGAACGGCAGCAAACATGCTGACCGGCACCGGCAATGCCACCCCACGCAACCTCGCCCTCAACAACGTACCGCCCTCCGCAGGCCCGCAGCAGGCCGCCGCGGCGATCAAGGGCTACTACGGCATGCCGGAGCGGCCGGTGAACCCGCGCGATGCCATAGCGGCTGCGGTCACGGCCCAAGGAGGTCCGCAACAAAACCCTACGCCGCCCGTCGACGCCCCGATAATGGCGTTCGACGGCTCCCCGTCGCCGTCGGCGACTGGTTTCCCCGTTAGGTCGGCACCGCCGGCCAGGCCGATCACGGCGGCACCGCCGCAGGTGGCGCAGGCACAGCCTGCAGTGCCGCCAGCCGGCTACATTATGAATGTTGGCCCGGAGCCGCAGATCCCGCCCAAAACTCCGATGTCGGGGCCAGAACAGCGCGCCTACGAGGAACTGCGCCGAAATCCGCACAACGAATATGTCACCGGGCCGGCCAAGCAGATCATCGCCCAGGAGACGGCGAAGCGCCAATTCGAGGATGCACGCAACCTGGATGTCTACAAAGACAAACTGAAACAGCGTGACGAGGCGTTAAAACTACAAGAGGCACAAAAGTCCGGCGCCCATAAGCAGATCACAGAAGAAGAAAAATCGCGTCAGGAACTAGCCAGCAAGGCTGTAGATCTCCGTATCAAGGTGCGCACCGGCGAAGATCCCGACAAGTTCTACGCGCGCATGGACAAAGACAAGTCCAGTGTCGACCAAGCCATCAAGGCTCAAAGCGCGCAACAGTTGGCACGCAAGGCCATCAACGACGGCGTCATCACCGGCTATGGTGCCAACATGAAGATCGCCCAGGCGAAATTCGCCGATTGGGCCTTTAATAATGGTATGAAGGGCAACCTCGCCGCCAACACCGAGATCATGCAGGCCGCTCTGAAGTCTGGACTTACGGAGGCTATCGAAACCATCAACGGTGTCGGCGGCAAGGTGTCCGACGCGGACGTGAAGATCGCGCAGGGCATCCAGGCCACCGATCCGAATTTCCAGATGAAAACCATTAAAACCATCATGGACCGGGCCGCCGAGATCAACCACCGCAAGATCAACAGTTACGAGGAACAGGTCGACCATTACCTCTCCGGCGAGCCTGCCGAATTGCGTTACCGCAGCAGCCACGGACCGACCGGGCCAGGCTCGCACATCAAGATGCTGACGGATGCGCAGGCCGACCCTACTCAGGCAGCCAAGGTGCGGGCGCAATTCGATGAGGCCTACGGCCCAGGCGCCGCGGATCTGGAATTGGCGCGGATTGAGCGGTTGGCGCGCAAGAAGGCGAGGGGCGGCTGATGGCAGAGCGCAACCCCTTTCTCGACAGCGACGACCCCCGCCCCTCGGTAGTGGCGCCGCCGCAGGTGCCGATCTCCGGCAACCCGTTCTTGCCGGCGCCCGCCAATGCGCCGCCGCCAGCGACGCTGATGGGCAATGTCGCTGACTTTATGAAGCCCGCATCCAACACGTTCTCGCTCGGCATGCGTGATCGGCTGGAGGGCGTACAGCGCGCCCTGCAGGGAGACGCGCCAAGCTATTCCGCCGGCGTCGACCAGGCGGTCGCCGACAGTGCAATGCGCCGGGAGCGCAGTCCCTATTTGTCTGTGGTCGGAGACGTGGCCGGAGGCACCGCGCAGGCGTTTGTACCCGGAGCCGGCGCCATAGGCCGGGGCACCGCCGCGGCGCTGGGCGGGGCCGCCAAGGGGCTTCCTGGGGTTGCGGCCAGGGTGGCCGGCTACGGCCTCGAGGGCGGGCTGATCGGCGGGGCGCAAGCTGCCGGCCACACCTACTCCGGCAACCCCTCGGATTACGCTAACAATGCGCTAGTCGGCGGCGCGTTCGGGGCTGCGCTCGGGGCGCCCTTCGGCAAGTTCGCCGACGTGGCGCCGCGCAACACTGCCCCGGTGCCGGACGCCGCCAGGTTGAAGCAGTCGGCCTCTCAACGCTATACCGATACGCACTCTGTGCCGATAGATTACCGCACCGACCAGTTCAGGGGGGCAATGGATGCACTGGAGAAACGCCTTTACGGGATCACCGATCCAGACAAGTCAAAAACCGTTTGGCACACGATCAACGATGCCCGTTCCGGCAGGCTGCAAGCCGATCCAGACGCACCAACCGTTACCCCTAAAGATATCGACGCCCTTCGTCAGAAACTTACTGGTGTCAACGAGGTCGGCGCTCGCCAGGTTCGCGACTTTCTTGATCGCTTCATGGCGTCGCCGATCGCGCAGGCCAGCGGTAGTGATGCCCAGCGGAACCGTATCACGAGCCTCATCAACGACGCGCGCGGCGACTACCGTGCCGGCAAGCGCACCGAAACCGTCGAGAACACCAACCAGTACGCGGATGATCGCTTCAACACCGCCAATTCTGCCCAGAACGCGGGTAACACTTATCGGCAAAAGCTAGTCGCACTGCTCAATCCCAAGAGCCGCGAGGGCAAGTGGTACAACCCAGAAGAAAAGGCCGACATTCGCGACGTGACGCGCGGCGAGGCGGTCGCCAACACCTTGCGCACCGCTGGCAATTATGCCCGCGGCATCGGCGGATTGACGGCAGGAGGCGGCGGCGTCGCTGCTGCATTGGCGACCGGTGATCTGACGCCATTGCTCGGGGCGGCTATCCCGGTCGCAGGTGCCGCCGCGAAGGGCATCAGTAACCGCATGACGATGAACCACGCCCGCGAGTTGGAGGGCAAGATGGCGATGCGCTCGCCGCTGTACCGCGAGTGGGCCGCGCAGGCTCCGATCGTAGCTGGCCCAGGGCTCAACAATTTCGCGGAAAGCAGTCGCAACGCGATTACCAATCAAGTGCTGGAGCAGCTGCGACTACGCGGCGTCATGCAGCCCGAGGAGCAACCATAATGCCGCGCGATGGATCCCAACAGTATTACCGGCCGTTCCCCGACGTGATCGAGGGCACCACGATCGAGAGCGTGGTCTACAATGGCTTCACCGACGACGTGAAGAACGACCTCAACGCGGCGCGGCCGATCATAGCCGGCGGCACCGGGGCGACATCCGCTGACGGCGCACTGACCAATCTCAGCGCGGAAAAAGCCGGGCAGTTAGTCTCTAATTTCGACAGCCATACTTGGCTGGCAGGATCGTTCTATAGCCTAGCGGCTGCCACCGGCGCGCCGAACGCGCACGCCTTTTACGGCGTTGTGTACATGGCCGGCAGCAATGACATCGTGGTCGAGGCCCGCGATCAGGTCGACGGCGCCCTGTACGTCAGGCGCAAGGTGGCGGGGGTGTGGGGCGCGTGGGTCGACACTGCAACCGCCTTAACGAGTGAAATCAGCGCGGCCGTCGCCCCCAAAGTAAATCGGGCTGGCGACACCATGACGGGGGTATTGGCCGTCCCCGGCGAGTTCAAGGTTACCGGCGACGGCAACCTCATTCGCATGCGGGCCAGCGACTATAGCCTGATCCTGAACAACAACGCGGGGCAATCGTCCTTTTTGCTCACCAACAACGGCACCCCAGACGGCGCTGCCAACGCATTACGCCCCATCACGATCAACAATGCCACTGGCGCAGTGACGATCCCCAACTTAGTTGTGTCCGCTGTAGGCGTCACGAACGGCACGCTCATCACCGACTACAATTCGATACCTGCGATGGGACCGATCTATTCGACGGCTACAGGAACGACCAACTCGCCTGCCGCCGGGCATGCCTTTAACGGCATCGTTTATGGGCAGGATCTCAACAATCTGGTGGTGGAGCTGCGTGATCTGACTGCTTATATCGCTGGAACAACAGCTCCGGCATGGTTTGGCGGTCCACCAACGCAAGCGTATGAGGTCGGGACTCTGGCGCTCGACGTTGCCGACAATACAACCTGGGTAGTCACCAACTTCCATCTCATTAACTACACAGGGACGTTCGCGTCTGCTCGCGCGAGCGTTGTCCCTGGTTGTTGGGCGCTATCGACAACTTCTGTTCAGCCTTGGGTACCGGCACCGCCGACACGTTTTATTGAAAACGGGTCGCTGTGGCGCGACACTGCCGACAATACAATTTGGATGGCCCTCGGCTCCATGGTCATGAACTATACCGGCACGTTCGCGGCATTTCGCACGTTCATGGGTGGCACCGCATTTAGTTTAGTGAACCCGTTAACCGTCAGATACACCCGCGTCAGAATGGGCGGCGTTTGGGGGGTTTGGGCCACATTATGATCAAAGCCCTCGCCATCGTTGCGATACTGGCGCTAACAGGCTGCGCCCAGCAACGCATCGGTGTCGAGCTATACGACCCCAACGTCTACCAGAAGGCCGAGGCTGATGCGATCCAGGCCGAGGTGCAGTGCAAGCAGTTGGCCAAAACGCCCGTGCAGATTGCGCGCTGCGTCGGCAACAGGAGGTGACCATGGGTGCGAACGTGTGGTTCTGGCTTTTGTGGGTCATCACGCTGCTCTTTGGCGTCTGGGGCATGAACCCATGGCGGCCATCCGGCGCGCCGTGGGCGCCGTTTGGGAGCTGGTTCGTGCTGTTTATTCTGATCGGCATTCTCGGCATCGGGGTGTTCGGCTCGCCGATACGATAAACGAAGGGCGCGGCCCCTGACAAGAACCGCGCCCCCGCCCACAATCCGACCGCGATTAAGCCACTCGGAAAGTGTCCCTGCGGCGGCGGGCCATAAGCCCGAGGCCGGCGAAGCCTGCCAATAGCATCATCCAGGTGCTGGCCTCCGGTACGGCGCCGACATTCGGCGTCACATCGATACGATAGTGTTCGAACGCCGTGACGTTGGTGTTCGGACCCAGGACGATATCCATGTCCCAGATTTTCTCACCCTTGATGGCGGTGAAGTCGTAGCCGTTCTGGCCGTTCTTCAGAGTGTCGGCAAAGTTGAAGGTCTTGAACGTACCGTCCGCTTCCAGCGCCGTAACGTGGAAGGCCACCGTGCCGCTACCCACCAGAGAGAACACCTCGCGGGTGACGCCAAGCTGGGTGATGTTGGTGCGGTCGAACACCGTGATGTCTAGATCGAAGGTGTTAAACAGTTTGATGTCGTTGCCGTTCTGCCCGGCGGTCGCGGTGAAACCACCGTTGCCGGATCGATCGGTAAAACGAACTACCTCCTGGTTCTGGCCGTTCAATGTGCCGAGAACCGTGTTGGTATTGAACACGCGGTTGAACACCACGTTGTTGCCGGTGCCGCCGAGGCCGTTTGTGTCAAGAATAATGTCGGCACTGGCTGGTGCCGCTAATGCAATTAAAGCAGTGGCTGCTAACAGTAGTCTGCGCATGGTAGTCTCCTGATCAGAGGATGGTGCGGAATGCACCGTGGAGCGTCATCGCTGGCGCTCGGCGTTGCATTCAGTGGCGGCTCTTCCGCTCTGCCTTCTTCTTCTTGTCGACGGCGTCGAGCGCCTTTTTTGTTTTACGATAGGCCATTTGGCAAGTACTGAGAAACCTTTCCTCGCTCATGCCGTAGGACCACGCCCCGCAGGTTAGCTCGGCCAGCAGGAATGCCAGGATCATGTCGAGGGTATCCCGCTGGGGTATGTCGGCCACCTCGCCGAGGCTCAAGGCTTCCATGATCTGCTTGTGGAGGCGCTCCCCGAATAGAACGGACAGATCCCGGTGGATGCTTATCATCTGGCTCATTGCACAGTGTCCTTTTGTTTTCGGATTTCGTCCAAGATAAACGTGATGAGACTACGAACATCCCACAGCGCCTGTTCCTGCCTGGAAACTTCCGGGAAGGTTTCCTCGTTCGCCAGCATGCTGGCGATTATCTTCAGGGAGGACGCTATCGCGTCGACGGCCTCCTCCACGCGGCGGTCGCTCATTTGTCTGGCTCCGGTATTTTCAGGCATTTCAGTTCATGCGCGGTCAGTGCGTGGCCGGTGGCGTTGATCAGGTAGCCACATACGATGCAGCGGCGCTGCACCACACCCATGGGGATCATGCGGCGGATGCTCACTTTCTGCACCTCCAACTCTTGCCTCCCCTGGTCGTAACCTTTCTCAACCCCTTACGGGTGCAGATGTTGCTTTCCGGCGTCGGCTCGGGCGCCACGGCGGCGGTCTTTACCGGCTTCGGGGGTGGCGCCTCGGCGAACGGCCGCGGCTCGATGCACAGCTGCAGTTCCTCCCGCGACCAAGTCGACAGGTCGACCGCCCCCATGAACATCATGGCGTTGGAACTACCGCCGAGGACGTGGGCGCATTTGAGATACAGCGCCCGGTCCTCGCGGGTGAGGGTGTCGGGGTCAGCCGCTGTGGCCGGCGTGGCGAGCAGCATTGCGATAAGAAGGTAGTTTCTCATTTCTCCTGCTCCGGTGTGAGGGCGCCGCGGGCGATCTTCACGGCATTGTAGTCGTATGACGTATCGTCAATCTTGCGCAGCGCCGCCTCCAGCGCCGCGATGCGGGCCATTTTTTCTTCTAACCGGTCGGCTAGTTTCATGATCATGGCAGCGGCTTCCTCGGCAAGATCCCGGTTCACTCCGCGCCCTCCAGTTCGCGGGCGAGGTCGGCGATCGCCGCCAGCTCGGTGTCGCCGAGGCCCCACGCGAGGATGCCATAGTCGGGGCCGGGGTCGGCGAGGACTGCCGAGAACTTGGCGCCGGGGCCGGGCATGATGTTGACGACAACGCGGCGGTCGTTCTCGGGAAAGTAGACGGTGCGGGGATACTTCACAGCGGGGGTGTCCTTTCAGTGATGATCAGGGCGTAGATTGAGACGAGCAGCGCCACGGTGATGGCGGCGGCGAGGACGGCGGTGATGTCGGTCATTTGCGGCCCCATACAGATGCCTCGAGCGACTGAGCGATGCCTGTGGCGTCTACCAAGCGGTAGGCTTGCGCCAGCGTTTGGCATGGCCGTTCGCAAAACTGGTTCGGTGAGGTCCAATATTTCAGGACATAACGGCTGGGGTCGAAGGTCGCGGTGCGGGTTGGTTCGGTGGTCATCTGCTTTGTCCTTGTCAGGGTTTCACTACTGCCTCAAGCCCGGTAGCCTTTCGGCGCCGGGCGTGAGAGCGGTGGGGTGGGGCTAGGAGGCATCGACTGTGCGCTCGGCCTCGGCGAGGGTGGCGATGCCGGCGGCATCCATGAAGCACAGCGTGAAGGAGTGCTTGCGAACGTAGGCAACCAGCTTCTTGGCGTTGGCGGGGGTCGGGGCGGCGCGGTAGGCGGTGAGCAACTTGGTCATTGTCAGGGTTCCTGTTCGTCTGGTGTGATCAGACTATGTCACCGTTCTGGTGACAGTGCAACAACAATCTTCACGCAACCCTAAAATAATTTCAGTTGACGTGTCACCAAATTGGTGGCAGGCTTTTCGGATGAAACTTGCATCATACCTAGACATCAACGGCATGACCGACGCGGAGTTTGCCCGCAAGCTCGGTGTCAGCCGCCACACGGTCGGCCGCTACCGCCTCGGCGAGCGGTTCCCGCACCCCGACGTGCTGACCCGTATCCACAAGGCAACAAACGGGCAGGTAACGGCGAATGATTTCGCCAACCTGCCGCAACCCAACACCGCGCGGGCATAAGCCCCCTAGCCCATCCGCGCGGCTAGTCCTCCCGGAACTTTGCTATCCCGCTCGGTTCCGGGGGGCACCACTCCAACCAAACGAAGGCACCCATGACCAAGCACAGTTTTATAGACCTCGGCGAGCAGCTGATTGCGTCGCTGAAGAAAGCCGCGGACGACAACGTCGCCGAGGCCAAGAATTTGCAAGACAGCGTCAATACATTGTCCGAGGGCATCACCGCCCAGGTTAACGAATACAGCAAACTGCTTTCCGACATGGAAAAGCGGCTGCATACCTTTGGCGAAGGCGTGCTGACGGCGCACAAGAAGTTCCTCAACGGCCAGGCCCATGAGAACCCCTCGCCATGAGTACCTCACTCTGGAACGACACGCCGGGCCTGACCCAGCGCCTTCAGCAGTTGCTGGAGGCGCCAGAGAACTACCCGTTCAGCACGATCGCTCCGATGCTGTCGAAGGAGTTCAACATCACCCTCACCAAGAACGCCTGTATCGGGAAAAGCAGGAGGCTCGCCATGCCGCCACGGGATCCACGGCCACGCAAGATCCGGCAATACGTCTACAAGCCGCGGCCCAAGCCCAAGCCGCGCCCCCCGGAGCACGCCGGCCTGATCACGATCTATCAGCTGCGGGACTACGTCGACTGCAAGTGGCCGATCGGCACTTGGCCCGACATCCTGTATTGCGGCCAGCCGCAGGAGGTAGGCCAGGTCTACTGCAGCAAACACTGCGACCTGGCCTACCATCCTGGGCGGAAGCAGTACGCATGATCAAGAAGCGCGGCGACGAGGAGCACAAGCTGCAGGTGATGGTGATCGAGCTGCTCGAGATCATGGGCAAGAAGGGCGCGTTTTATTGCTTCTCGATCCCCAACGCCGGTATCCGCACCTTGCGCATGGGCGCCAGGATGAAGCGCGAGGGCCTGCGCTCCGGCCTCGCCGACCTCGGCGTCATGCTCCCCGGCGGCAGGATGGCATGGATGGAGATGAAAACCAAAACCGGCCGGCAGTCGATCGAGCAGAAGAATTTCCAGCAGATCTGCCTCGCGCTGGGGCATCCATACGCCATTGCCCGATCATTCGAGGAGGCAGAGAAAATTCTGAAACTATGGGGAGTGTTGAAATGACGTCTGACAAAACAATCTTTTTCAGGAAATTCAATGGTCTTAACGATGAAAAACCAACTGTAGTCAATCTTGCGAGGGTAACGGCAATCCAGCCCGGTCATCGCGACGGCATTACCATCTTTTACTTTGGCTCCGAGAGTGAAGAAGAAGGCACCTACGTCGAAGCCGACTTCGATGACATTTGCAAATTTTTGGAGATTGCATGATCAACGACTTTACGCACCACTCGCCGTCATCGCTGAACACGTTCTCGATGTCGCCGGCAATGTGGGTGGCCGAGAAGGTTCTCGGCTTCAAGCGCCAGGGCAGTCCGCAGATGCACCGCGGCACGGCGGTGGAGGCCGGCGTCGCGCATGGCCTGAAGGAGTGGGTCGACGCCGCCGCCTGCACCGAAATCGCCATGACACGTTACGACGCCCTCACCGCATTGTCCGGCGACAGCCGGCGCCAGAAGGTGCGCGACGGCATCCCGGAGATGGTCAATTTCGGACTGGAGGCGTTGCGGGAGTACGGCGCCCCCGACCGGGTGCAGGCGCAGATCACCTGGCAGCCGGACGGGCTGCAGTATCCCATCATGGGATACAGCGATTTCGAATGGGACCACCATGGCCTGGTGGTGGATCTCAAGACCACCGACAAGATGCCGTCCGAGATCAAGGCGACGCACGCGCGGCAGGTGGCGCATTATTGCAACGGCAACAGGTCGGGGCTACTGGTCTACGTCACGCCAAAGAAGGTCGAGAGCTACGCGCTCGAGAACGTCGCCGCGCATCGTTCATCGCTGCGGCAGATGGCGATTAACGTGGAGAACTTCATGGCATTGTCGGAGGATCCGGCATTTTTTGTTGGCATCACCGTGCCCGACGTGGAAAGTTACCTGTGGTCGGATCCCGCAGCGCGACAGTTCGCGTGGGAAACGTGGAAAATCTAATCCAATTCCGGGACATCCGGAGTGGTCGAGCGGCCGGACCTTATCGGCGCAATTGGCGAAAAAGGAAAATGCGAAATGGCGAACATATTTGGATTTCCGGAGACGGCATCGGGCAATGGCGAAATCATCCCGGTTGTGAAGTATAATGCCAAGGCCGGAAGGTTCTTCCGGGTCGACCGCACGCAGGACACTGACGGTAATTACATCAACGACGAGGTCGACATTACCCAGACGATCAAGTTCATTGCCGATCTGGAAAACATCGAGGTCGGCAATATCCTGTTCGTTCCCGGCATCGCGCCGGACTTTCAGATGGTGCGGATGGGGGATCCGGTGCCGCCGCAGCCAACCGAGCAACACAAGTACGGTGTGCGGATCATGCTCAAGCTGTCGAACGACTGCGGCGGCGACGAGCCGGTGCGGGAGATTGCCGGCACATCAAAAGCGTGGCTGGCGGCGATCGAGCATATCTACCCGCATTATCTGGCGGGCAGGGATGCCAACCCCGGCAAGTTGCCGGTGCTGACGGTCGAGAAGATCGCCGCGGTCAAGTCGGGATCCGGGGCGCGGCAAACGACCAACTATCACCCGACGTTCCGTATCAGTGGCTGGGCTCCACGGAAGGATCTGGTGTTTGTCCCCAAGGCCAGGCCGGCGGTGGTGCCGTCGCAGGCCACGGCGTCGCTCAAGTCCAATGGCGCCTACCCCTCGACCGGCGGCTCGGCACCTGTACCAAAGGTCAATACGCCTGTCGCCGAGGCGAATATTGCTGACGATTTCGGCTGAACGGGTCTAGGGTAAAAAGGTGGCCGGGCGGGTCTTCACACCCTGCCCGGCCATCACCCGTATTCTGCTCTTACCCGTCATACAGGCTCACCCATGGATATACCTGAAAACGACAACCGTTCCAACTTTGATCCTGATTTCGCATCGCCGGCGGAATGGGCCGTGATGTATCGCGCCTACCTGCTGCAGGTGGTGCCGGCCAAGGATGCCGTGAAGGGCGGGCAGTGGAAGATGCCCGACCTGAAGCGATGGGCTGAACTGCAAAACGAGATTGTCCCGCAATTCACCTTCGATCGCTGGTACGGCCCCACGGGGGATCACGCCAGGCGCCAGAACATGGGTATCCTGACCGGTCGCTGCTCAGGCAACGTGTTCGTCACCGACCTCGACGACCAGAAGGGGCCGGAGGCCGAGGGCTGGTGGCATGGACTGCTCGAGCTACACAACAACGGCCTGGACATCGAGACGGTCGAGCAGCGCACCGGCGGCGGGGGCCGTCAGAAGCTGTTCCGGGCGCCAGCCGACTGGGTCGCCCCGACCAACAAGACCAGCATCAATATCGACATCCGCGGCCAGGGTGGCTTCGCCATGCTGCCGCCGAGCCGCCACGAGAGCGGGCGGGATTACGAGTGGCTACCCGGCCGCGCCCCGTGGGAGGTGCCGATCGCCGACGCCCCGGAGTGGCTGCTGGAGGCAATCGAGGCGCTGGTCGAGCGGTATGGGGGTGTCACAAATGGAACCGGAAAAATTAACACGGCATCCCCAGGCTTCGAACAGGACGCCTTCGGCAACCAAATCGACGGCCGCGAAGAGTATATGACCAAACTGGTGTGGGCTGCCGTGATCGGCCTGCGCCGCGACAGCCCGATCCCGCCAAGCAACAGCGACAGGGACGCGGTGTGGGCCGACTATGAGCGCAATACCCGCTCCCGGCTCCCCGACGACGCCAGAAACAATACCGAGCGGCTGGAGGAGGAGGGCCGGGGTCCGAGCCTGTTCGCCAACAAGTGGCGCCGCGCGGTCAAGAAGTGGGACACGAAGGTCGCCGAGGAGGCGGCCAAGCCCAAGCCGGGGGAGTTCGAACCCGAGCCGGAGGCGGCCCTGCAGGTTGACCCGGCCACCGGCCAACCGCTGCCGCTGGTGCTGACCGCGGCGCAGTTCGTGGCGGGTTTCACGCCTCCGGCCTATCTGATTGATGGCATACTCCAGAGGGGATACCTCTACAGCCTGACGGCGCGCACGGGGCACGGCAAGACCGCCGTCGCCATGTACATGGCCCAGACGATTGCCCGCGCCCTCCCCATGCACGGGCAGGAGGTCAAGGGGGGTACCGTCCTGATCCTGGCTGGCGAGAACCCCGACGACATCCGCGCCCGGTTCCTGGTACTGGCCGACTACTGGGGTTTTGACGCCGCCAAGATCAAGATGCGGTTCGTGGCCGGCGTAATCGACATCGCGGCCCAGATGGTCGTGATCGAGGCAGCGGCGGCTGAGATCGGTGACCTGATCATGGTCATTGTCGACACCGCCGCGGCCTACTTCAGGGGCGACGAAACCAACTCCAACAGTCAGCAGGGCGCCTACGCCAGGGTGCTGCGGCGCCTGACCTTCCTACCCGGCAAGCCGGCCGTGCTGGTGTGCTGCCACCCCATCAAGAACGCCGCTAGGGACAACCTGCTGCCCATGGGCGGGTCAGCCTTCCTCAATGAGGTCGACGGCAACCTGACACTCTGGGCCAACGCCGAGAAGCAACTCACCCTGCACTGGCTCGGTAAGTTCAGGGGGCCTGAGTTTGAACCCCTTGCCTTTGAACTTGACGTTGCCGACAGTGACAAGGTGGTTGACGCCGAGGGGCGCCTGATGCCCTCCGTAGTCGCCAAGCCTGTTTCGGAACTGTCCCTGCAGTTGGCCGAGGGGCGACAGGAGAGCGACGAGAGCCTCGTCCTGCGCGCCATCAACATCAACCGCAAGATCTCGATCGCCGGCATCGCCACAGTCTGCAGTTTCCTCGACAGCAACGGTCGACCGCAGAAGTCCAAGGTGTTCAGGATCTGCAGTGGGTTGGTCGAGGAGAAGCTGCTGGAACGCCGTGGAACCAAGTTCCGCATCACCGCAAAAGGACGCAAAGAACTAGAGGATGACCCTGGTATTGCCGGTGTTTAGCTACCGCAAAAAGTGGAACGATTTTGTGGAACGGCAAAGGGGTGCTGGAAGGCCATTTCGTTCCACTGGAACGATACGTTCAAAAGCATATAAAAAATAATGGTAAGTTATTGAAAACAGTTGTGGAACGATGTTACGAGTTGCCTGGAACGAACCGCCTGTTCTGAGCAGGCGTTCGTTCCAGTGCGTAGCGTAGCGTAGCGTCCGGAACGTTTTGAAAAATGGAGGAAGGCAGATGCACGAAAAAGTCAGGGCCTTGGTAGACAAACGAAACGCCATTCTCAAACAGATCAAGGCGACCTTCCAGCGGTCGGACGACCCTCATCCCAAGCACAGGCGGGCAATCCTAACCCATCAAAGCAGACTGCTGGATCAGGAGATTATGAGGGTCAGTCACAAGAACAGAAAGAGGAAGGCAAATGAACCTGGATTACGACTTTGATAATCGCGAAGGCACCTTGGCGCTGGACGTCAGGATGATCGACGGCGACTGCGTCAGGCTGATGCAACGCCTCGACCCTTGGGTCTTGACCTTCGATGTCTCGATCCACGGCGAACTGTCCCACCGCCTCTACCGCGGCACGGACGGCAATTGGCGGCGACAAGAGGGCGGCAAGGCAACCGAGCCCGTCGAATTTGGAGGCTGCGTATGAACCGCTGCTGGAAAAACGGCACCTATGGAACCTACATCTCAGGCCAGGCGGCCATCGATGGCGCCGACGCCACTGCAATCGAAATGGAACGGCGCTGGGGTGCCGGTCGGCTGCGCCTGCTGGTCGATACCCCGCTCCGGGAAAAGTTCGACCGCCAGGATTTCCTCTACCGCCAGGCGATCGACCACGGTACCCTGGAGGAGGTCCAGCGCCAGGCCGCCCGTATGACCGCGGCGTACCGGGGCCTCAACCTCGCAGCCGAGACCGTGGGTGCGCCCAAACTGTCCCCCGTGGTCTGGGAGGTTGGCCTCGCCGATGGCACCGTGGCAGCCATCGTGCGCAGCTACGAGGACGGCGTCGAGATCAACCGGGAACGCCGCCTGGTGGTCTACACCCTCGAAGAAATCGGCCTCATGCTCGAAAACTACCGCACGGTGGTCGACACCAAGATCGTCTTCCCAGGCGCCGAGGTGGTCGCCATCCGCCGCCAGAACATCGAAGATCCCCTGCAAGGCGTCCCGGAGGGCGTCAGCCTCGACGATGCAATCGACGATATCCCGGCGTTCCAATGACTTGACGCCAGCCATGCCGTAGGCGCATGTTCCACACCGCAGGGCGCCCACACGCAGCCGTAAGGCCTGCGCATGAGCAACGCTAAAATCATCAGTATCGTCGACGCCGAAATGCGTGAGCTGGAGGCCCGCATCACCGTGCGCCTCGACGAAACCATCCAACACATCGCCGATGAACTATCACGGCTGCGTGATCGCGTGGCCAAACTGGAGGAGGGGAGGCAATCCCCCGTGTCAAGTGGCTGAAATAAAAGACGCAAACTGGCTCAAGTCACTATGCCGGTCCTACACCGAGGCCAACGTGCGGACGCTCGCCGGCTGGGCCAATGGGCCAGACGTCGACGACGAGCTAAAGATGAAGGCGATCGGCATGCTGATGGACCGCGGCTGGGGCAAGCCAGCGCAAGACCAGACCCACGAAATCAAGGGCGAGATCAAAGTCACGTTGAGGAAAATGCTAGAGGACGATGACGAATGAACGCCCTCGTCGAGATCGACATGCCGCACCGGCGCTGGCGACCTCGCGAGCATCAGAAGAACCTGTGGCGCTACCTGATGCGCGGCGGCAAGCGCGCCGTCGCAGTCTGGCACCGCCGCGCCGGCAAGGACGAGATCTGCCTGCACGCCACCGCAATGGCGATGATGGAACGGCCCGGCAACTACTGGCATTGCCTCCCCGAATATGCCCAGGGCCGCAAGGCCATCTGGGAAGCAGTCACTCCACATTCAGGCATGAGGCGCATCGATGAAGCATTCCCCCACGAAATGCGATCCAGTACCCGCGACAA